CATGGTGCGATGCCGGCGGCCGCGGCTCCCGTGCAGCTCCGTGATGTCGGCGCTCAGTCGCTCCAGCGCGGGTTGACTCAGCCGCCCTTTGGTGGTGAGCACCCCGCGGGGCGTGGCCGCGTTGGCGAAGAACTCGCCCCCGTAGCGCTCCAGGGCGAGACCCAGGCCGAGCGTCTCCCGGAACGTCCCGATGACCGAGCGCCCGGTGTAGCCGTCGTCGCTCATCGGCCCGACGACATGCAGCATGCCGGTGTCGCTCACGGGCGTGGAATTCGCCCCGGTGTGGACGGTGTAGCGCAGCCGGCCGGCCCGCGTGACGTCCACGCGCACCCGATCGGGATGGGTGAACCAGAGCGCGCGCACCCGGCCGTCATCGTCGCGGGTCAGCATCGCGAAGGCGTTGCCGCGCAGCAGCAGCGCCGTCACCATCGCTTCCCAGAACGCCACCACCGACTGCACGGGATTCGGGCGGGTGTGGAGGACGTCATAGAGCGGATGCTCGGTGTACCGCTCGCGGCCGTCGTCGGTGCGGCGGTAGAGCACCAGGGGCATGCTGGCGATGCTGCCCGCGATCAGCGTGACGCAGGCCCAGACGGCCGTCAGGCCGGCGGCCCGTTCGAGGCTGACCGGCTCGCCGCTGCTCGTGAGCTGGCCACCGGAGAGATACGCGAGCGCCGGGTCCGCGTAGTCGACGGCCCGGCGCTCCAGGCCGAGCCAGCGCCAGAGTTGGGCCAGCATCCCCTTTACGGGATGATGCCGATCAGGCGCGTGAACGACTCGGGGTGCGTCACCTGCATGTCCATGCGCAGGTGGCCGAAGAAGCCAAACTGGTAGTTGCCGCGGTACAGCTCGCGCGCGACCTCGATCTGCATCTCGGTCCGGAACCCGAGCATCATCTGCGTGAAGTCGCCGATGAAGACGGAGCTGGCGTTGCTCGCCGAACCCTGCGTCTCGGTGATGGGCATGGACGTGGTCTGGTACCACGGGAAGGTCGTGAGGACCGGCGGCCTGGGCAGCGGCGCGTTGGTGGTCCCTTCCTTGAACTTGCTCTCCGTGGTCAGTGTCCGTGGCGCCAGGACCAGCGCCGTCGGCGTGGTGACGTTGTCGGTCCACAGCTCGGTGAGTGTGTCGATGAGCTTGTCGTGGTTCGTGAGCTGGGCGCCGTTCGTGCCCATCGACACCTCGCCGACGCCGGAGACGTTCCGGATGCCCCGCGGTTGGGGCGGCGTGCCGGTGCCGTGCAGGCAGACGCGGTCGACCTCGACGCTGAAGGACCGCAGCAGCGCCGTCTCGAGCATCTCGGCGATGTTCAGGCTGTCCTCGACCAGCTCGCGCGAGACTTTCATCTGCACGTCGAGGCTCCGCGCCGTGAACGTGACGGCCTCGAAGGTCGGGTCCGACTCGGCCACCGCGGCGTTCTCCGCGCGCCATGCCGCGGTCGGGTCCGCGGCCAGGCGGGCAATGCGGGTGACGTCGCTCGTGAGGGGGACCGTCTGCGCACCCGCGCGGATCACGACGACGGCCGCGCGCAAGCGGTCGATGAAGCGCGCGAGCACAATGTCCGGCACCGTGTAGCCGCCGGCGGAGTCGGTGCCCTCGGAGAGCGCCCGGCGCTCCAGGTCGGTCCGCGGCCCGGTGATCATGGCGCGCATGACGTCGCCCAGACGGAGCTGGGCGAACTCGCGCGGGTGCCGCGAGCGCGCTTCGATCCATGAGCGCACGCTCTGCTCGCGCCCCAGGACGCGGACCTCGGTGTCGGATGGCTCGCTGACGACGGGTGGGATGGGAGGCGTGAGGTCGCGCCCGTCCGTTGCCGCGGGCCGTCTGCTCTGGCCACGCCAGCTCTCCAGCGAGCGCCGGGCCACGGCGACATCCGTTGCCGCATAGGCCGGCTCGCTGACCGGCGAGATGTGGGACACGCGCATGTCGGTGATGACGCGCACAGGGACACCATCCGCGCCCGCCTCCCAGCGTTCCCCGCCCGGCATCACCTGGAACGCGAAGGACATGCCGCGCAGGTCGCCCCGCCGGACGACGGCGAGCACGTCGTTGGCGTACGACGTCTCGGGCAGGTCAATCTCGGCCTGCACGCCCCGGGTGTCGGTCGTGAGCCGGAGCGTGTTGTTGCTGACGCGCCCCAGGACGCGCGCCGGGTCGTGGTCGGCGTAGGCGCGGACGTCGATCTGCTCGGAGACGGTGCGGCGCATGGCCTCCGGGGCGATGCGCTCGCGGAAGCCGCCGAGGTCCTCGGAGAGCTGGTTGAAGACGATGGCCGTCCCGACCAGGCGCCGGGTGTCGGGGGCGGCCGCCCGCAGCTCGGCGGGCAGTGTGCGGCGCTCGAGGGTATCGGGGGCGGTGGTGCGGCGCAGCTCGGTGCGCGGCGTGGCGGTAGCGGTGGTCATGAGAGCAAGGCTCCTTCTTGGCGGGCTTCTCTGAACCAGGTGGCGATCTGCTGCGCCCAGGCCTGGGGGTCGATGTCCCGGCGGTAGGCGTCGGCCCGGCCGCAGAGGATGGCGACCAGGACGGCGAGCTGCTGGACGTCGGCCGGGTTCCGGGTGGCCGGGGGCTTCTGCTCCGCGATGGCGCGGCCGTGGTCCACGACGGCCGCCGCGGCCTGCAGCGGGGCGAACAGCGTCCGCAGGTGGGGCGGGACGTCGGGGAAGGCCTCGTCGAGGGTCAGCCACTCAGCCATCGTTCTCCCCGCGTTATACCCCATACAGGTAGTTGGTATAAATCAGAAATCCACGAGCAGCGGGGCCCGGGTGTCGTAGACGCTGCCCGGGTTCGGGTGGACCAGCGCCCGGGCCAGGGCCGTCACCAGGGCGGAGACGCCGTCGATCCGCTCGTGGGAGCGCTTCTTTGATGGTTTCAGGTTCCCGTTGCCGTCCACGTCGGCCACGGCGTTGCCGATGCACCAGCGCAGGATCGGGTGGCCGTCGTGGCGCAGCCGCCGCGACAGCACCAGCTTCTCGAGCTCCTTGCTGGCGCTGGTGAGATTCGCCATGGTCTGCGCCACCTCGACAGCCGGGATGCCGTCCTGCTGGAGCTTGGCGATCAGCCCGCGCGCGTTCCACGGGTCCACGGCCACCTCGATGACGTCATACTCCCGCATGAGGGCGTGCAGGCGGGTCTCCACGGCGCTGTAGTCCACGATGTTGCCTTGCGTGGCGGTCAGGTAGCCTTGCTCGGCCCAGAGGGCGTATGGCACCCGGTCGCGGCGGGCGCGCTCCGCGAGCTGGTCGGCCGGGGCCCAGAACTCGGCCTTGACGGTGTAGCCGTCCTCGGTGGGGGCGACGATGACCAGCGCCGTCAAGTCGGTGGTCGTGGAGAGGTCCAGGCCGAGGAATACCCTCCGGGGGGATGCCGAGATAGCGCCCCGCGCAGAATCATGGCCTCCAGGCGTCTCTACGCTCGTCTGGCAGGCGTCCCAGGCCTCCAGTGAAAGCCAGCGCGACGCCGACGCGATCCCCCACTGATTCAAGTAGAGCTGGCGGAAGGACGCCTCGCGGGCCGGCACCTGCTTCGCCTGCAAGGCCGCCGTCCGCAGCTCGTCGAGCGAGCGGAAGCCGGAGCGGAGCGCCGGGTTGCAGGCGCGCCACGTCTCCGCGCTCCACGGGTCCGCGTCCCCGGGCGCCGCGTAGACGACCGAGAGAAACGTCGGGTCCGGGATGACGCCGGCGCGCACCTGCTCCGCGTAGCGGTACACCTCGGTGGCGATCGAGTGCTCGTCGCTCGAGGCCGTGGTGATGACGAAGGTCAGCGGCTGGCGGCGCGAACCGGTCGAGGACGTCAGCACACGGTAGAGGTCGGCGTCGCGATGGGCATGCAGCTCGTCAATCACCGCGCCGTGCAGATCCATCCCGTGCTGCACCTTCGAGTCCCGGGACAGCACCTTGTAGCGGCTGCCCGTGGCCGGGATGACGATCTCGCCCCGGTAGACTTGCGCCAGCGCGCTGAGCGCTGGCGAGGCCTCGACCATCTTCGCGGCCTGGTCGAACACGACGCGCGCCTGCTCCCGGTTCGCGGCGGCCGAGACGACGTATGCGCCCGGCTCCTCGTCCGCGACGAGCATGTACAACGCGACGCCAGCCGCGAGGACAGACTTCCCGTTGCGTCGAGGCATGGTCACGAAGCACGTACGGTACTGGCGCAGGCCGTCCTTCCGGATGGTGCCGAAGAGCGGCGCGATGATCTCCTGACGCTGCCAGGGGGCCAGCCGGAGCGGACTCCCGGCCTTCGCCCCGGTGGTGTGGCGCAGGTGCGTCTCGAAGAACTCGAGCACGCGCCTGGCCGGCGCCTTCGCCTTCAACGGCGGCAGCGTCGCGGCCTTGGGCTGGGGCTTCGGTCCGGCTTTCATCAGGGTGAGTATTCAGAAAGTGCGCGAGCCCGCGGTGTAGATCCAGGCGCATCGAAAAACCGCCGCGCTCATCGCGCCCCGCGCCGCATGTTGCAGTCCAGGTGCGCGGCCCGCAGGTTGTCCTCGTCATCGCCTCCACCACGGGCGCGCGGGATGACGTGGTCGACGGTGGTAGCGCCGGGGCCGCCGCACAGCCAGCAGATCCCGCCATCGCGCGCGAGGACGCGGGCGCGCTTGCCGGCGTCGATGGTGCGCGAACCTCGGGCCAGGTCGTAGGCCCGCGTGCAGGGCGGGCAGTAGCGGGCCCGGCCGGCGATCATGACCACCTTGCAGGAGGGACAGGGGCGGCGGAGGACGGGGCTCAGGGCAGCAGCTCCGACACGCGCTCTGCTGGCGCCGTCTCGGCCACCACCGGGACGAATCGCCCCACGACTCGGACGTCATCGGCCCGGGGCAGGTTGGGCGCCCGGAACTGGACGACGTCGCCCACGCGGAGGTCGGCCGAGTCCGGGACGCGGATCTCGAAGAAGTAGCGAATGCCGGTCGTCCACTCCCGCAGCACCCCGGTGTTGCGCTGCGGCTTCCAGACGATGATGATTCCGCGGTTCACGATGAGGCTCCCTCCTTTGGGGCTCAAGGTCTGGTTCCCAGCCGCCAAAGGCACTCGCTGACGGTAGGGGGTGGATCATTCAACCCGGGGAAATGACCGTCAGGACCGTCAGGACCGTCAGGACGTGGCTGTATGTTCTGACGGTCGTTTCCCGACCTTGACTGGGTAAGCTTCACCTGACGGCCCCGTTCCGTCCGATCGAGGAACGACACCTCGACCCCCAGGGCCCGGAGGTTGGGCGCCAGGCGACGCAGGGCCCCCGACAGCGCCCGGGCCGAGGTCGGCCAGGCCTTCGACCTCTTGGTGGCCTCGGCCACTCTGTTCGTCAACGTCTCTAACAGCTCGGACACCGTGCCTGTCCACTCGACCTCCTCCACGAGGGCCCGCACGGCCTGGCCGACCGGAGACGACTCGACAACGACCTCGTGGGCGCCGCTGATGTTCGCGTCGTAGGACTTCAGGAACTCCCCCTTCGACCAGCCGAGGCCCTGCTCGACGGCGACGGACCAGCGCGCGAAGTCCGCCATGCGTGGCCGGGACGTCAGCCGCACCTGCGGGGATTCGCGCAGTCCGCCGGCTACAGCGGCCAAGAGCGCGCCGAAGAGGCTGGGCCGGACCGCCGCGAAGTCGGCCCAGAACTCGTCCTCCTCCCTGCGATGCTCGGGAGAGATAGCGGCCAGCTCGACCAAGAGGGCCCGCTGCATCAGGTCGCCACGGGCCACGACCTCCTCGATGCCGTTCACGATCACAGGGCGCTTCGCGGAGAAGATCACCTCCTCGTCGTCGGTGTACAGCTGGCGGGTGCTGAACCCGCCACCCGTGGCCAGCCGGCAGATAGCATCCGATAGCCACGCCGACAGCGACGAGAGGTTGTCAAGCGCGATCACCCAGCCGTGCGATGCCGCAATCAT